TAGAGAAATTTACTTCTCAACTGGCTAGTAAGATAGTGCTTTATACAAGGCTTGAAGTAACTGAATTTCGATGAGGAGTTCAGTAACTTGTATGAGAGATTGAGTTTAGTTGTTTCATCATATCGTGAATTAGATGCTACATCATACAGAGCATCCATAAGCTTTGCTCTATACTGTAATGGCAAGTAGTGTAGGTTCAATCCCATAAACCCACCCTTGACTTTCTTATACGGAAATACCAGAGGAAATCTATCAAAGTATGGAAGCGTCTCTTTATGCTTTGCATCGTAATAGTACATATACATTTGACCAACTAGAGGTCTAGCAGTGAGACGATCTTTATCACCTCTCATCAGCTTACCTTCGTTGACACGCTTGTACGTACCAGCGGCATCTCTGTACCAATTACGAGCCTTCTGCTCACGTGCTGGAATCTGACCTGCACGTACACCCTTGGTTAGAATTTCATCAAATACTATCGCCATTAGATTTCCACTACGCCTTCTTCTATAAGTCGTTCACGATTTTTCATGTGTGCTTCGTGGACATCATCTTTAGATTGCCCGTGATAAGCAACAGCATGTCCATCTTCAATCATAATCTCAGTAAGTCTTTTCACCGTATCGCCTTCTTCAATCAAGAAGTCGCCTAGAATACGACCAAACTTACCTTTCTTATCTTCGCCACTCTTATCTACTTCGGTCTTCAATATCTGAGTAGAGCCAAGAGGTAGCATATCTTTGACGTGAGACTTAGCGGCAAGACCAAACTTCTTCTCTACCTTGTCTCTCGTTCTGGATTCTGGAGTATCGATACCCATGACACGTACTCGCTCACGGTGAAGCCAGATACCAAAACCTAGATCAATATCTACGTCTACTGTGTCGCCATCGACTACTCTTAGAATTTTACATTTATATTCGTACATCTATTTTTTCTCCATAAAACAGTTGCGCTGGGTTGTTTTATTGATTGCTTGTTGTGCCCAGTCCAACTCCTGGATTATTCTATTATACCATTTAGAGTCCATCTCACTGTTATGTGGGTTATCTCTCTCGACAGATAGTTGCTCCATTCTCATGTTGATGTAGTTCTCTGCCGCTTTAGCTTTTCTTGCTTCAGACCTTTTTACCTGATTATCGATTATATGCTTCTTTGTCGGTGTCAAACATTCGACATTGTTACCTCTATAATTCATATTACTTTACTCCTAGGTGTCCTTCGTGCATTATTTGAAACTTCCACCCACGATCTTTACAAAAGTCTTCAGCGGCTTGCCACTTAGCTTGGTTTATACCCCAAGTCTTCACCTCGTTTATATACCTTCTGCTTAGTTTTCCTGTAGACGTATTCTTCTTTGATATGTCTGGCGGAACAGTCTGCGCTTTTGGCTTTACCTCAATCAGGACAGTTTCTTTTCTCTTATCTCTATTTATCTGTTTTACTAAGAAGTCTGGAAAATATCTATGCATTCTTCCGTCAATAGGTGAGCGATACGGAACTATAAGCTCCTCACTGCCCCACTCTATAACATCTGGGTGTACATCCAGATATCTCATCAATTTGAACTCCCACCCACTTCTATAAATAATGTTAGTGGGGTCTCCCATGTACTTTTTAGGATTCTTCGGTTTGAAGCGTCCTTGATAATATTTTGCCATATCATAACCGATCTTGGTATTACGTATAAATAAGTGATAAAGCTATTTATAAGGGTTAGCAAATGACAGTAGATTCAGATATGGAGAAGGCGAGGTCAACGAATAACTTCACACAGTATTCGTATCCTCTAACTCCTGGTCAACATAACATGGTTTTAGTCTTCAAGGACTATAACTACAAAAGCGCAACAAGCAGTGGATTCGTTCGTGGTGAAGACCGTTCAGTATCAGCGAAGATTGATGCTAGTGTCAGTCTTCCTATCCCCAACAACTTGACAGACACATACAACGTAAAGGTAGGACCGTATGAGTTGGGAGTAACTGGAGCATTAGCACTTGATACTTTAGGCGGAACGGGTCGTGCTGATCTGATGGCAGATGCGAGAAAAGCTTTTTCTGCTGGATCAGAAGGCGGAGTTGATACTGGAGATGCTGTATCAACTGCCGGTAGTACATTCAAAGTTGCTAGTGCATTTATGGGAAGAAACGTGTTAGACAAATTACCTGGTGCTGGTGGTATCAACACTGCTATCGATATGAGAACTGGCAATACTGTAAACCCTCACGTAGCATTGAAGTTTGATGGCGTTGACTTGAAGCAACATACATTCAACTGGCAGTTATCGCCTAGAAGCGAAGCAGAAGCTAGACAACTAAAAGACCTTTTACAATTCGTCAAAGCCCGAATGTTACCAGCATATGCGCTCAACGGAGAATCTTCAGTTTCAAGAGCCCTTCTTACTTATCCTAATTTGGTTGACATCTTCTTTACAGGCATCGATCAAAACTATTTCTATTACTTCAAGCCTGTTATGATCAACACATTTACTACAGACTTCACGCCACAAGGACTAGCCTTGAACAAAGGTGGTCGACCATCGTTTATCAACTGTACGATGACAGTTACAGAAGCACAGATTCACACTAGAAGTGATATCGAAGGTCTGAGTCAAGCGGCTGGAGACGGAGGAGAATAATGCCTAGATATTTCAGATATTTTCCAACGACTAAGCATCAAGGTCAATTACTACTTGACATTACAAAACGTGCTAAGTTCAAAAGTACGATTGCAGAGAACCCACGTGTATATCTACCATACACAGTAAAGAATGATGAGTCGGCAGAAGAAGTGGCACATCTATACTACGGTGATGTAAATTTAGTTTGGCTTGTTTATCTCGCAAACGATATCATTGACCCATATAAAGATTGGCCAATGGAACAAGAAAACTTCTACGATTACGTTGCTGACAAATACAAAGAAGAATATAAAGAAAGTACTGGCTCTGCTACAGCACCTAGACAATTGGTTCTTGATTGGTCAATGAACGAGACCATTGATGATAATGTTTTATACTATGAGAATGATGACGGTGATCAAATCAGTCTTGAGACATTCACATTGGGTGCAACATTCGATCCAGATTTTGATGCAGATGAGTGGTCAAAGATGACTGTATTCAGAGTAGAGAATATAGAGAATGAAAATAAGCGCCAGATACAAGTAATAAACAAAATCTATGCAGAGCAAGTGGATAAAGAATTCAAGAGATTGATGAATGACTGAAGCGGCTAATCAATCACCAGCAGGTACTTATGTACTGAATGGCTTTTATTTGATGCCTTCTACGGCTGATTCTAAAAGGCAAGCTGTTGGTGCTACCGAAAATCCTGATGCAGTATTGAGTGAAGATGATATTCTAGACATAAAGATGATCATTCACACATGGAGTATCAAAGAAAGTTTTACTAAGGGTCACATTAGTGGCTCTGCTAAGGTATATGACTCAGAAGGAGTCTTCTATTCGTTTCCTTTGCGTGGGCAAGAAAGAGTAAGAATCGTCTACACAGACTTTGTTGGCGTAGAGCGCCAAGAAGATATGTTCTTATATGCAGTGACAGATGTTGCTACACCCAAAGCAAGTGACGATAGCGTACTAGAGTATAACATACACTTCGCTTCTTACGGTAAGTTCTGGTCAGATAGGTTTTCTGTATCACGCTGTATTGCAGAGGGTAGCGGTTCTACTAGAAAATACATTCCTATTAGTGAACAAGTAGAGACTATATTCGAAGATTATTATAAGACATCAGATAGTGGTACAGATAAAGAAATCTTAGTACATGAAACAGAAGGCAATCAAAAGATTGTCATTCCTAATATGCGACCTGAGTCTGCAATGCATCTCATGTCACGTAAGTCTTACACATCATCTTTTCCATCGTCTCACTATAGGTTCTTTGAAACTAGAGAGAAGTATAACTTTATCAATCTAGAGGAAACATTCTCGACAGGTGAAAGTAAGGGTAAGTATACTTATGTATCTGGTCCACAAGATGAGACGCCTCAGGGTGAATTGAATAAAATGTCTGGTATCATTAGCATAGACTTTCATAAGCCTGTAGATACGTTTGACGCCATGAAGAATGGCGCTTACTATAGAAAAGTAGAAGAAGTAGATATCACTAATAGAATGGTGAAGTCACACGAATACACACACGAAGATGAATATAAGGATTACAAATATCCAGGCGCATCAGATCCCAAAGATTCTAAACGTGTACTAAGACATACATCCGACTTTATCAAAACTCACATGAACGATTGGTCATCTACATATGTTATAAAAGATTACCCAGATGCAGATATGCCTAATGCGTATGGTGTACGACCAAAGCCATATTATGGTGAGATAATCAATAATAAAAATGCTCATATTTATGACTATAGAGCGACTAGACTTACGATATCAATATATGGCAATAATGAATTGTTCCCTGGTGATCTAATTGAGTTAGAGATTCCTTACTTCAATGTGTACGGAAGTATCGATGAAGAGCGATCAGGAATCTATTTGATAGAAAGTATAGATAACATATTCTACGAGAATTCTTACATGCAAAAGTTGCAAGTATCACGTGGACCAATGAATGAGGTGAAAGAGTAATGTTCAACAGTAAAGATGGAATAAACCCATATTGGTTTATTGGCGAAGTTGTCGATAAGAATGATCCAACTAATAGTGGTCGTGTACGTGTTCGTGCAATAGGCATACACCCAGCAAGCGGATCTGAAATCAAAACTGACAAGACAGAACTTGACTACGTAGAGGATCAAGACTTACCGTGGGCATTCTGTATCAACGGGACATATGGCAAGATGCAAGCAATACCTGATGAGAGTGATTGGGTGTTTGGATTCTTTGCTGACGGAAGAGACGCACAACACCCTTTCATCTTAGGAACAATGTTTGGTCAGAACATCGATGACAATGGATTCGCAGATCCACCGGCAGGGGCAGAATAATGGCAAAAGTATCAAAAGATTTTATTGACAGCTACGGTAATGCCCCTCTATCGCCATGGATGAGTGGAGAGCAAGGCAAACGTACTGCTTCAGTTGTGCAGGGTGCAAGCCGTAAAGAAGAAAACAAAATCGGACTATCAGAAGATCAAACGTGGTCAGAGCCTGATGTAATCGCACCATCTAGAAGTATGAACACTGTAGTCTTTCAAGCAAAGAATGGTGGTAATACTGTTGTAGTCAATGACGAAGGCTCAGATGGCACGGGTTACATCATGATTACTCATAACACAGGTTCTGTTGTACAGATAGATCAGAATGGTAACGTGCTTATCAAATCATTTGGTGATACTCATAACACAAGTGAAGGTGTACAGCATCAGAGATCAGAGGGTAATTACAATCTGAACGTAGGTGATGATTGGAACGTAAGAGTAGAGGGCGGCTCTAACAACGTGTATGTTCAAGGCGATGTAAACATTCAGTGTGAGAACTTCAATGTAGAAGCACGTG